TATACCTTGGGGGACAAGATTAAAATGGGGGATTTTTATATTCCACACGATAACGTATTGACCACCAAAATTTTAATGGGAGATAAGTCCGATAATATTGATGGAATTAAGCTATTGGGTGAAAAAACTTTTGTAAAATTTTTCCCTGAGGTTCTTGATATGAAAGTTTCTGTTGATGATATTTTAACCAAGACAAAGGAATTGGTAAAAGAAAACAAAGATGTTGTCTTAAGAAATATTTTATCGGGTATAACTAAAAACGGAGAACTGGGTGAAGAATTTTACGTAACAAACCAAACCATTGTGGACCTCCAAAATCCACTTATTTCTGAAGATGCCAAACAAATCGTTGAAGAATATTATAGTGAGACTTTAGACCCAGAAGGTCGAGGTTTTAGGAACATTATTGTTATGATGACTGAGGATGGGTTCTTCAAATATCTACCAAAAGATGACGAGGCTTTTGTAGATTTCTTAAAACCTTTTATGAAACTAACTCGTAAAGAAAAACGAAAATTTAATCAACAAAATCAAACACAATTATGAAAGAAGAATCCGTAATTAAAATGGAGTTCCTTTTGACTCTGAATGAAAACATCGTTGTTCAGAGATTTTATAATGTCCGTAACTATAATCCCAAAGCCCGTCGTTCAGTCCAACTCTATGAGTTGATGAAGGATGTTGAGAGCACTTTGGTGGATGACCTTAAGATGAAAACGGTCATGTACATGATGGACAATCAAGACGCAATTTTCTTGGACTCAGACTTGATGAATACCTCAAACACTGATGGTCCTGAGAACTTCAACATGTATGTCAAAATTTCAGACGAAACAATTTTTCACAGAATTTTTGATGGTAAAATGTTCCCCCCAAAAGTAAGATATACGGTTGACGTACGTCCCAGCCTGAAAAACATTTTGAAAGGTTTGACTGACATTTTTTCAGGTGAAAATTTAACGTACGAGATGTTTGGATATGACCTTTCTCGCTAATATTTAATTGATACACGCGACTCTATGAATAAGAATTTTGACTACCTCGGTAATACATTTCAACTACAATTAATCAACCAAATTATTACAGACAAAGAGTTCGCACAGTCCATCATTGATGTTTTAGAGGCTTCCTATTTTGACAACAAATACTTTAAGTTGATTGTCCAAATGGTCCGTGAATACTACGGAAAATACCAGTCCTCACCCAACTTTGAAACCTTGGAACAAATTGCCAAGACGGAGATTTCTCAAGAACTTGCTTTGAAGATTGTGATTGATACAATCAAACAAGTTCAAGAAGCCCCTTTTGAAGGAGTTCCTTTTGTTCAAGAAAAAGCCCTGAAGTTCTGTAAACAACAAGAACTTCAAAAGGCGATGAACAAAGCCCAAAAAATCATCGACCAAGGAGATTTCGAATCTTACGATGCTGTTGAAGGGATGGTTAGGGAAGCCCTCCAAGTCGGAGAGAGAGATAACGGTATCACCGACATCTTTACAGGTTTGGATGATGTTTTGAATGATGATTTCAGACATCCAATCCCTATGGGTATTGAGGGTATTGACCGACTTCTAAAAGGTGGTTTGGCTAAAGGAGAAATCGGTGTGATATTGGCTCCCACTGGAGTTGGTAAAACAACATTGATGACCAAGATTGCCAACACAGCATTCAACATGGGGTACAATGTTCTACAGATTTTCTTCGAGGACAACCCGAAGATTATTCAGAGAAAACATTTCACCATATGGACTGGTATCGAACCAGACAATTTGGCGACAAGAAGAGAAGAGGTTATGGAAAAGGTTGAGGAAATCAAAAATACGATGCCGAACAAACTTATTTTGAAGAAACTACCGTCAGATACAATGACAATGAATCAGATTAAAAATCAGGTACGTAAGATGATTGCCGATGGAACTAAAGTTGATATGATTACTTTAGACTACATTGATTGTGTCGTTCCTAACAACCTCAAAACTGACGAGTGGAAAGCTGAAGGTTCGGTTATGAGACATTTCGAAGCTATGTGTCATGAACTTGGAATCGCAGGATGGACGGCAACTCAAGGTAACCGTAGTTCAATTTCTTCTGAAGTTGTAACCACAGACCAAATGGGTGGTTCCATCAAAAAGGCTCAAGTGGGACACGTCATCATTTCAGTTGCCAAGACACTCCAACAAAAAGAAATGAAGTTGGCAACCATCGCAATTACTAAGTCTCGTTTGGGACAAGATGGTATTGTCTTCGAAAACTGTAAGTTCGACAACGAACTCTTGGTAATCGACACTGAGTCTTCTGTTACATTCCTTGGATTTGAGGAACAACAAGAACAGAAGAAAGGTGATAGGGTTAGGGAGCTTTTGGAGAAACGCCGTCAAAGAGAACAACAACAACCAATTTAATTCTCTGTCAAAAATTTATTAAAACTCAAGTAATATGAATAATTCTGAATTAAATAACTCAGTTGAACCACGTTTCGTCATCAAGCGAAGTGGTGATAAAGTACCTTTCGAGGAGGAGAAGATTAAAAATGCTGTTGCTAAAGCGATGTTGTCTGTGGGCAAAATCGACCACGAAATAGCTGAAAAAATCGCTCGTCTTACCAAGAAAAGTATTTTCAGGAACAATAAGATTTATGTCCCTCATGTAGATGAGATTCACGACATGGTGGAAAACAAGTTGATGGATAATGGATTGAATGATGTTGCTAAGGAGTACATCATTTATCGTTCAAAACACCAACCGAATATTTTCACCAAGAGAATTGCTCTTAAACCTTATGAGTATCCTAATTTGGTTGAATACGTTGACGCAATCCGTCACTCTTATTGGGTTCATACTGAATTCAATTTCACCTCTGATATCCAAGATTTCAAAGTTCATTTGAATGAAAAAGAACAATCAGCAGTACAGAGGGCTATGTTGGCGATTTCTCAAATTGAAATCGCAGTAAAAACCTTTTGGGGAGACATCTACAAAAGATTACCAAAACCTGAAATCGGAAGTGTCGGTGCTACCTTTGCTGAGTCTGAAGTAAGACACGCAGATGCTTATTCTCACCTTCTCCAACTTCTTGGATTGAACAAGGAGTTTGAAAATCTCTTGGAAGTACCGGCAATCCGTAGAAGAATTAAGTACTTGGAAAAGTCTATTTCAACTTCTAAGTCAGTAGAAAACCAAGACTACTTTGAATCTGTTGTTTTGTTTTCGATGTTCGTAGAAAACGTATCTTTGTTCTCACAGTTCTTGGTTATTATGTCTTTCAACAAACACAAAAACGTTTTAAAAGGTCTGAGTAACGCAGTGGAAGCGACTTCAAAAGAGGAAAACATTCACGCAGAATTTGGGTTTGATTTGGTAAATCTTATCAAGAAAGAAAACCCAAGTTGGTGGACAAACGAATTGGTTGAAGATTTAATACAAGCAACCATCGAAGCGTTTGAAGCTGAATCAGACATTGTCGATTGGATTTTCGAAAAGGGCGACATGGATTTTCTCACAAAAGAACAGACAATAGAATTTATTAAACATCGTTTCAACGTATCTTTGAACTCTATAGGAATTGACAATGTATTCGAAACCGATGAAAAGTTATTGGAGACAACGGAATGGTTTGATGATGAAATTCTAACCACTAAACACACTGATTTCTTCAATAAAAGAAGTATCAACTACAGTAAAAAATCAAAATCAATTACACTTAACGACCTATTCTAATTTTAACAACAAATAGTAATATGAAAAATAGAAAACCTTTTGACTGGATTAATGACGAGTCAATCACATTTCTCCGCAGAGGATATCTCAGTGAAGGTGAAGAACCCTTGAAGCGTATAAAAACAATTGCAGAACATGCCGAAAAACTTTTGGGTATGGAAGGATTTGCGGAAAAGTTTTACGACTACATGGGTAAAGGGTGGTATTCACTTTCTTCACCAGTATGGGCTAACTTCGGAAAAAAACGAGGTTTACCTGTCAGTTGTTTTGGTTCGAACGTAGGTGATAACATCGAGTCTATTCTATACACACAAGCTGAAGTTGGTGAGATGAGTAAGATGGGTGGTGGTACCTCGGGATATTTTGGAAACATCCGTCAACGAGGAGCTACTATCACTGACAACGGACACGCTCCTGGCTCAGTTCATTTTATGAACTTGTTCCAAAGTGTTGTTGATAATATCTCTCAGGGTTCAACTCGTAGAGGTAGATTCTCTCCTTATCTTCCCGTAGAACATCCTGACATTATGGAGTTCTTGGAGATTGGTACTGAAGGTTTTCCAATTCAAGATTTAACTCACGCAGTCACAGTGACTGATGAGTTTATGGAAAAGATGATTGCGGGTGACAAAGAAAAGAGAGCTATTTGGGCTAAGGTTATTCAAAGAAGAGGTGAAATCGGATATCCTTACATTATGTTCACCGATACGATGAACAAGAAGGCACCTGAGGTGTATCAGGATAAAGGAATGAAAATTTACAATTCTAACCTCTGTTCAGAGATTGCTCTTCATAACTCTGAAGAAGAATCTTTTGTTTGTGTATTATCATCAATGAACCTTCTACACTACGACGAATGGAAAGACACAGACGCAGTAGAGTTAATGGTTTATTTCCTCGACGCAGTTGTTAGTGAATTTTTAACTAAGATTGAAGACATCAGAGACAGTGGTACACTTGAGGGTAAAAGAGCATTCTTCTACCTCGAAAAGGCATACAACTTCGCAAAGAGACAAAGAGCACTTGGTCTGGGAGTACTCGGTTGGCACTCATTGTTACAATCAAAAAGTCTTCCTTTTGATAGTCGTGACACCGCAAGATTGAATGTTGAGGTGTTCAAACTAATCAAGGACAAATCATACAAAGCATCTGCGGAATTGGCTGAAATGTTTGGAGAACCCGAACACTTGGTTGGTTACGGAAGAAGAAATGTTACTTTGAATGCTATCGCACCAACCACTTCATCGGCGTTCATTCTCGGACAAGTTTCTCAGTCTATTGAACCAATTTGGTCTAACTGTTATGTTAAAGACGTTGCTAAACTCAAGGTAACAATCAAAAACCCCGTGTTGAAAACATTGTTAGCGAGTCTTGGTAAAGACAACAAGACTACTTGGGAAAGTATTAAGAAACATGACGGTTCAGTACAACACTTGGATTTCTTGACCGAGGAACAAAAACAAGTATTCCGAACTTTTGCTGAAATCAATCAAGCTTCAATCATCAACCAAGCGGCGGTGAGACAAGACTACATTGACCAAGCTCAATCTTTGAATCTAATGATTTCCCCTGACATGCCAACCAAGGATGTCAATAAGTTGTTGGTTGACGCTTGGGAGTTGGGTGTTAAGACACTTTACTACCAACACTCAATGAACTCGGCTCAGGCTTTCGCAAGAAAGAAATTGAACCTAAATGACCTTCATTGTGTGGCTTGTGAGGCGTAATTAAGGAATTTAACCTTTATGAAAGAAAAACCCAGCACTATGAGTTGGGTTTTTTTATTCCTTATAAAAACTTAACGGATATATTTATGTGATATGGCAGATGGAATTACATATGGTTTAGCATTTCCGTTCCAAGACTCCACCCAAGGGGACTTCTTGTTATTAACAGAAACTCAATACGCTCAAATCAAAAGTGACTTGGTACACCTTCTATTAACAAGGAGGGGGTCGAGATATTTTTTACCTGATTTTGGAACAAGACTTTATGAATTCTTGTTTGAACCTTTTGATGGATTAACATTCAACGCCATTGAGGCCGATATTAGAGATTCTGTTTCAAAATATATTCCAAACTTACTAATCAATAATATAACAATAGAACCCGCCGACCCTTCCACAGAAGTAGACAATGCTCAAAGTAGAGGAGGTCAGTTGGCTCAAGATGCCAATACTCCGTTCAGAGTACCAGGTAAGGGGACTTCAGAATACACAGCAAAAATCAGAATTGACTTTTCGGTAGACAACTTGGCATTTGCCCAAAGTGATTTTGTTATCCTCAATATTTAACATTATATGGCAAACAACAAAATATCCTATACGGTAAGAGACTACGAAAGTATCAGGATTGAACTCCAAAACTACGTTAGAACCTACTACCCCGAACTTATTCAGGACTTTAATGATGCCTCAGTATTTTCGGTGTTCTTGGATTTGAATGCCGCCGTTGCCGACAACCTACACTACCATATTGATAGAAGTATCCAAGAGACGGTGCTTCAGTATGCCCAACAGAGGTCTTCTATTTACAACATTGCCCGAACTTACGGACTAAAGATACCAGGTCAAAGACCTTCAGTATCTTTGGTGGACTTTTCAATCACCGTACCGGCTTTTGGGGACAAAGAAGACGAGAGATACCTCGGTACCCTTACTCGTGGTTCTCAGGTCTTCGGTGCGGGAATTGTATTTGAGACTCAATACGATGTTGATTTTGCTTCTCCCTATAACTCACAGGGATTCCCCAACAGACTTAAGGTTCCCAACTTTGATGGGAACGGAAACCTAATCAACTACACGATTACCAAAAGAGAACAGGTAGTTAATGGTTTGACTAAAGTCTTTAAAAGAGTTATCAATGCCAGTGATGTAAGACCATTCTTTGAACTATTCCTCCCTGACAAGAATGTCTTGGGGGTAACAAGTGTTCTTTTAAAGAACGGAACAAATTATACAAACGTCCCTACAGCAGCGGAGTTCTTGGGTGTTGATAACAGATGGTATGAGGTAGACGCTTTGGCTGAAGACAGAATCTTTGTTGAAGACCCAACTAAAGTCTCTGACCAACCAGGTATCAAGGTGGGTAGATACATCCAAACCAATAACAGATTCATAACCGAGTTTACTCCTGAGGGATTCATGAAGATGACCTTCGGTGGTGGTAGTACCTCGGCTCAAGACCAACTCAATGCCTTTACCAACCTCGGAGTTCCTGTGACAATTCAGTCACTACAGAATAACTTCTCGTTGGGTTCTACCCTCATCCCGAACACAACACTGTTTGTTCAATATAGAGTTGGGGGTGGATTGGCAACCAACCTCGGAACGAATGTTATCAACCAAGTTGGCACAGTAACATTCTTTGTAAACGGTCCTTCTCAGAATATCAACAATAGTGTAATTCAGTCTTTGAGATGTAACAACGTGACTGCGGCTATCGGAGGGGCAAACCCACCAAGTGTTGAAGAAGTTAGAAACTATGTAACGTTTAACTTTGCCGCTCAAAAAAGAGCTGTCACAGTCAATGATTATGACTCACTTTTAAGATTGATGCCAGCTCAGTTCGGAGCTCCCGCCAAAGTGGCAATTACCGAAAATAACAACAAAATTGTTATCAATTTATTGTCTTACGATACTTCAGGAAAATTAACTCCTATTGTGTCAAATACCTTGAGACAAAACGTTGCTAGTTACCTATCAAATTACAGAATGATGAATGACTATATTCAGGTTACCTCGGCTGAGGTCCTTGACTTGGCCTTTGAGATTTCTGTTGTATTGGACGCAACTCAAAACTCAGGACAAATTATATCTGAAATTGTTAACAGAGTTGCTGCTTATATGAACCCACAAATCAGAGAACTTGGGCAGAACGTTTATCTTTCGGAACTCAGAACAATTGTTCAGCAACAAACGGGGGTAATTACTGTTGCGGATTTAGTGGTTGAGAATAAAGTTGGGGGACAGTATTCTTCAGCTCAGACATCAATGAGATACGCCGACCCTGAATTGAAAATCATTCAACCAGTTGATGATACTTTGTTTGCTCAACCCAACCAAGCTTATCAAGTTAGATATCCACAAAAAGACATTAAAGTGAAGGTGAAGAACTTCCAAAATGTTTCTTTCTCCTAACTTCTTTATTTAATTTTCCCTCAGGGTATATTTCCTTTATGTAATTGGGCTTTCATATAAAAACCCAAAATAACTATTTATTTTAAAAAGTTTGAATGGGAAAATCATACAGGATAAACACAGAAGTTGGTATCAACAAATCTCTGTCGTTTGAGCTAGACCAAGACTTTGAATTTTTAGAAATTCTTTCCCTTCAGATAGGTCAATCAGATGTATACAATAGAGACTGTGCCCAATACGGAGTTGTAATAGGTCGTGTGGTTGCTAATGGTGGACTCGGTGTTCCAAATGCCAAAGTAACCATATTTGTTCCGATATTAGAAACTGATGCCGCCAACGAGGAAATCGTTGCGGTATATCCATTTGTTAATCCTGATGACAGAAACGTTGACGGTTATCGATTTAATGTTTTACCTTATTCTCCATCCTACACAAACCACGCCGCTACTGGAACCTTCCCAACTCGAGAGGATGTATTGAAAGACCCACTTGTTGCTGAGATTTATGACAAGTACTACAAGTATACGGTAAAGACAAACGAAAGTGGGGACTACATGATTTTTGGTGTTCCAGTTGGTGTTCAGACTGTCCTTATGGATTTAGATTTGAGTGACATCGGTGAGTTTTCCCTTACACCTCAAGACCTAATAAGAATGGGTAGAGCTACACCCGCCCAAGTTGCCGGCGATAGATTTTTATCCTCTTCCGATATCGACACTCTACCTCAAATTGTATCGTTAAGGAAACAATTTGAAGTCAGTCCATTTTGGGGTGACCCAGGATTGTGTCAAGCGGCGGTCAATCGCGTTGACTTTGATTTAAGGAGCGAAGCGAACATCGAAATTTCTCCATCGTCCATTTTTATGGGGTCCATGTTTTCAACAATTGATAAGTATAAAATCAACGCCCCACAAGTACAAAGTAACCTACCTCCAGGAATTTTGAGTTCGGGATGTAAACCAAAAGATAACTTCGGGAATCTATGTGAATTGGAGGCAGGGCCTGGTCAAATCTTAGCCGTTAGACAGACTATTTTCCAAGACAATCAGGGGAGACCTGTCTTGGAAGAATATAGACTTGAAAACTCAGGAAATATTATAGATGAAAATGGTACTTGGTTGACAGAGGTGCCAATGAACTTGAATTACGTCACAACCGCTGAAGATGGCTCACGTATTCTAAGTAATGACCCTTCAATTGGTATTCCAACAAAAGCGAAATATCGATTCAAAGTTAAGTGGCAACAACCGCCATCAAATACTGAACAAGTAAAACGGGCGTATTATTTAGTACCTAATGTTCGTGAATTCGGTTGGACAAATCCTACATTAGACCCAGCATATTCATCAAGTACGACAGTACAACGTCAGTTGAGTAGTTCTTACTATTTTGGTTTGGATTGGAGTGGGTATACCGATGGTTATAGTGGAACCCTGAAAACACAAAGAGAAACTGAAATATTCAATTGTGAAGATACTTTTTATGAGTTTGATTACAATAAAGTTTACACCGTTTCTTCCTTAATAGACCAA